TACGTCTTGAATATATAAATATTATCTCTTTTTCATCAAACAGTTAAATTACTTTTCGTTTCTAGAAATTCGTGGTGAAGAATCAACTTGAACAGTCGAATCAACATTCTCAGGCGTTGCAACACCACCTTTATAACGGCCTGGATTGTCAGACATATTATCAAGTACAGATGAAGCCGTTGATAATGCAGAAGCAAGTTCAGACGGTACTTCTGGTAAATCTTCAGCATTGAATGCATCAATCGCTTTTTTCAAAGTCGATGCAGCCGCAGAAATTTCGTGTGATTCTTTTGCTACAACATCTTCTGTCGCTTCTTTAATAGAGCGTAGTTTATTTATCAATTCCTCTCGAACAACACTTCGTAACTTTGATTCAGTCATGTGTAATTTTTTGTTAGACATGACAATAAATATTCGTCAACGAAGCAACCAATTAAAATTAAATAATCCTTGTGCACCAGGACGTTGTTTTTGTGCAAATTCAGAAGATCGAGGGTGATATACACTATTTGGATTAGATCCCATAATCGCGGGTGAGACAAAAGGTTTTACTTCGTTTACTTTTGATAACGTCGTTGATTGACTATTTCGTTCAAGTGAAGACGCTCGTAACATAGCGTACAACATTTCTTTATCATCAGCAGGTAACGAAGTTACATCGCTTACCAACCAAACGCCAATTGCAGCAGACAACACAAGATCATCATAGCTTTCAGCAGATGCTTGTGCTTTCCCGTTGTTCCAAATAAATGTATTTAACTGTTCATATAGTCTTCTAGAATGAACTGTTATTAGTTTATTACGAATGACCTCTTCAAGTTTAGATAAAATCTGTACTCGAGACTTTGTTTGTGTACTAAATCCATTTAATTCTTCTGGTTGTGGATCTAATATTTCAAATATATCTTTTTTATTACTTTGATAAAATAATCTTTTATAGTTTTCATTACGTAATTTTGTACACGTTAAATACCCATAACTATTATTTTCTGGAACAATAACGGCGTCATTATATTTTTTACCCCATTCAATCATTAAATCAGCCAATCGATCTGGCGGCAATTTATCCATGAACTCAACAACAACTTCACAATCATCATAATCAAAAATATGAAATGCAGAATAATCTTTACCATCACCACGAGAAACGTCAGCCGACATTAAATAACGTTTATCTGGAACAGGATCTTTCCAAATCCAAATTCTATTTTTATTTTCTTTTCTTTCAGGTTCTGTTATTTGCATTCGTAACCATGTTAAATCATCTGGTTGAAGATATGTATCGCCAGAAGCTAAAAAGTCACATAAAAGTTCTTGACTTATTTTCTTTTGATCGCGTAATTGTCGCGATTCCTTTTCAAACCACGTTTGATCATGTTCAGGATGAACATGCCACTCTAGACGAATAGCATTAAAATCATTTTGACCAGCTTCAGCTTCAGTCCACATATTATAATATTGTTGACCAACACCAACTGTACCATTTGGTGTTGATAAAATTAACGCCGAGCCACCAGCACTAAGAGTTGGATAAAGACCTGTCCAAATTTCATTAAAACCATGAATGAACGCGCAATTATGACTTACAATATTATTTGTGTAATATTGATGTTTTTTTTCAACATTAATTAAATCAAATACTTCTTGTTTTTCATCAAGTATTGAAATTTTAATAATTTTTTTATTTGTTGATGTTATAAACCCTAAAATTAAATCTTTTACATAATGAAATTGTTCATCATTTCCTAAAATTCGATGTTCTGGTGTTGCAGTTAATTGCGTTTTATCATCAAAATCGAGACAAAACAATTTGTCTCTACACGACTTTTTTATACCATCAAATTTACTCCACCCATTTGGTGTTTTAATTTCAAAAGATGAATTTTTAATTAATTCTAACATAGAAATTGTTTCATACATGGAGTTAAGTGTGGTTGATCAAACAAACATTTTTTAATTTCATTACTATGACTTTTAAACCAATCATCATTAATTATTATAAACGTATGATTATGTTCTTTTGCCCATTGAAATGCGGCTTGAAATTTTGCTTCTTCACGTTGTAATTTCATATTTGATTTTGGTTTAATTTCAATTATTAGTTTATTTTGTTCATCATAAAAATCAACAATAAAATTATGTTGTTCATTATTTACTGTATATAAAATACGAATTTTTTCATATAATAAATGTTGATTTAAATACCAATAAACTGCTTCCCAAGAACTACGAAACTTATGTGTTTGTTTGTTTTGAACTATATACGCCGTGAAATGTGTCCAACTGTTTGTAATATTTGGTGTAAATTCACCATTTTGAATTTTTAATTTCATTGTGTTAGATATTTTAATACTTGATTTTGCACATATTTCTGCATGTTTCTTTTTAAACTCTTCATTTGCTGCGGTTATTTTATTTGTTATAGAAATTTGATCTTTTGTTTCTTGTGTATGCCAAACGGGATTATTTTTGCGACGAGTAGCAATTCTTTTATTTTGTTGTTCTTGAGACTGTTTTTTTCCTGTTTGAGCTTCACTTTGATGTTTTCTAATTAAATCGGCTTTTTCTTTTGAAAATTTTTCATCAAGTGTACCTTTATTAGAATTACTAATTTTTTGATTTTTGGCACGTTTTTGTTCATCAGATAAATTTTGATGAATTAATTTTGATTGCATACTACGCCACGTACTTTTACATTGAATTGAACTACACACATTACAAAACGTAGCTGTTCCAAAGATAATATTTGTTTTATTAATTAAACATATTTTACATAAATTTTTTGTATGTAAATCAAGTTTAAAATATAACATTCGTTCATGAAATGTAACAATTTCATTATCAAGAAACGAAGTTTGTTTTAAAATATATTCTCTAAGATCTAGACAATTATGTTTTCTATACCAACCATCATCTTCTCTGCATGTTCCAGCTTTAAATCCACCATTACATTCACATAACAGTTTCATCGCTTCCAGACGCGTCCATATCTTCATCATATTCTATAAGTATGCTACTAGTATCTTTTTGTTGCTCATATTTCAATATTTCATAAAATTGAAATATTGATAAAGTCATTTCTTCTTGTGTATATTTGTGTCGTACAGTTATTAACGCATCTCCTGTTACACATTCATCTACTATTAATAATGATAATGCCTCAGAACGTCCTGCGTCTTCTGATCTAGGAATTGCTTTTATTTGTGAACCATTATCAAAAGTAATTTCAGATTTAGTAACAGAAACTTCTTTTGTAATTTTTAATTCACTCGGTATTCCGGCGAGCGCAACTTTTACTTTTTTAATAAAGTTTAATGCTGTCGGTAGTTTTGTTGCGATAATTAAAATATTTTTTTCACGATGATAAATTGCTAACCAGACAGCATATGCTGCTGCAATTGTTGACAAACCTAATTGACGTGATTTTAAAACAATATTGAATCTATGTTTCTCAAAATCGTTAATACATCTTTTTTGATAATCAAATGTTTCAAGAGGAATCAAACCCTTTAATGGATGTTGAATTTTTACATACTTATCAATAAAATAAGTTGGATTTTGTCCACACTTAATAATTTCTTTTACTTGAGCTTCTCTAGACGCCATTTATCCTATAGTATAAATAGCTACACTACGATAATAAGCTGTCCTTTTAGGATTATGAACACCAAGATTGATAACTTCAACATCATCAGACGAAGATTCTTCTTTAAGTTTTAAAGTTTTTGTACTCAAGTCTTTATATTTTGCTTTTACGTTCTTTAATACGGCATCGATAACTCGATCAGCTTCTTCTTCGTAAGCTTTTTTCATACGTGTAAGTTCATTTTGAGAAGAAAAATTTACGATAGCTAAATAATTTACCTTTAACTTATCATCACCTACAAGGGCCATCTTAACAGAATAAGAAGCAGTTTGTGGAGTCGATGAATTGCCCCAAGATGAATCGATCGCTTGTGAAATAAAATTTGTTTCTTCAAAAGTCAACATATGTAATAAATATGTTCAACGCCGAGAAATAGCTTCTTTTAATTCTTGTTCATTAGGTTTCCACCCAGATTCCCAACGTTCTACATTTGGACGAGCAAATTGCTGCGCGCATATATCACAACATTGGTATTTTTGATACGCAATTTCATCATCAAGAGACGTCAACATATCTTTACAAATGTCACACCACGCTGGCACGAAATCTTCAATAATTTCAGGTTTGATAATAGAATAATGTTCTTTTTCTATTAAAATACGATCATTACTTAATTTAATCATAAATTACTCAAATCTTACACAAGAAACATTGTTATTTTTCGTAATTTCTATAATGTTATCAACAGACTCTTTGATCAAATCAACATGACTAATGATGATAACAGACTTAAAATATTGATCAAGCGATTTCAATAATCTTACGCATGCTTCGATGTTAACATCATCTAATGATCCGAATCCTTCGTCGATAATGAAAAAATCTGCCCTGGGTAAGGATGACACATTAATCAATGCAACTCTAATTGCAATACTAGCTAACATACGTTCCATACCACTGCCAAGTTCAAGAACACGTTTAGACTCGCCGTAATTAATAAAGAGATCAAGCTTATCAGTTTCTTCATCTTCTTGAAATTCTATCGTGTAATCAACAATACCTTGTAATATTTTTGCAATTTCTAGATTTATCAACGGTAATTGAGTCGACACAATTACACGAGGAATTCCTTTTTTAGAAAATGCTTGAGCAATTAGCTCTAATAATTTCATGTTTTGTAATAATTCATTACGTTTATTTTTTTCTTCTCGAAGTTTATTAACAGAAGCTTCAATTTTACCTTTGTTAATCGCAAGTTGTAATTTTTCTTCATCTAACGTTTTAATTTCATCATTAATCTCTGATAAAGTATTTTGTAGTTTTAGAATTGACAAATTCTCACTTGATTTCAAATTTTCTTCAAGTTTCGTTAATTTATTTGTTTCTAAAATAATGGAATCTAACAAAGCTTGAATAGAATGGTTCAAAGTCGATAACACGGTTTTACGTTCTAGCGTTGTAATTTCAATCTTGTTTTTTGAACTACACAAAGAATCATATAATTGAATATGTTCCTCAGCCTTTAGTTGTAATAAGTTTTGTAATGTTTGTTGTTCAACTTTTAAAATATCTTCTGCTTGTTGAATTATTGTTTTTTGTTCATCATATTTTTGTTTATCTTGAAACGCCGACTTAATAAATCTGCAATCAGGAAATTTGTCTTCACATGGAATTGTTTGTAATAATTTTATTGATTTATTAATCGTTAAACCAATTTGTTGTTGTTGTTCAAGCAAATTCTGTAACGACGCTGTTTTTGTTTGAGAACTTTGTATTGACAATAAATTTTGTCGTAAATCATCAATGTTATAAAACGGTAATTTACTATTTATTGTTGTTAATTTAGCGTCATCTTCTTCTTGTTCAAGATTGATCTGATCAACTTGTAATTGAACTTTGTTTTTTTCATTTATATATTTTTGTAATTTTTTACGAGAATTTTCAACTTGTTCACTAGAAACTGTTTCTAACACATTAAATGAATTTAATTTTATTTGATATTCAGATAATTGTTGTCGAAGATTAAATAATTTATTTGTTTTTTCTTGTATTTGAATATTACAATCATTAAAGTTATCACGCAACTCTTTTGCTAAATCATTCCATTGTTTATCTGGAAAGTTACGTAACTGTATCTTATACGTTTTGATATCTTCGTGTACATTTTTAAACATCTTGGCAAATATATCAATGTCAAGTATCTTGGCAAGATAATTCCAACGTTCTGTTGATTTATACTGTAATAAACGATCGCTGTTTCCTTGAGATGACAAATGTGTAATCTCAAAATCGTCACCTGAACCTAACTTTTTCTTTATTAATTTGTCAGTTTCAATTCTACCATCACCAACAAGATCATGTTTTGTACCATCTTCTAAAATTTGAAAGAAATTTAAAGCTGTTGATGAATTAATTTCTCCACGTTTATTTTCTCGTTTTATAGTTTGACGTTCGATTAAATAATTCTTGTTATCAAGTTCAAGTTCTACACTTGTTACACAATAATCTTTATGATCATTACAAATTGCTTGATTTTTTATTGAGCCACGGTCACTTGAATTAAAAAGCGCATACATAATCGTGCCAGGAATCGCCGACTTGCCGATTCTATTGGGACCAACAATTCCCGTTAACCCACGTAGTTTATCGAAATTAATGATATTTTTTTCGCCATAAGCAAACATATTATCAAACTGTAGTTTTTTTAGTGACCATTTTGTGTGTCGAGTTATATCATCTGCATCAATTGCTTGATAAAGATACTTTTTTACCAATAACTCAATTTTATCTAGATCGTCACTTGTTAATTCTTGATCATGATGATATTTTTGAACAAATCTCGTTAAAACATTTACATCACGAAAATTATCAATCACAGTTTGAGCATTTTCTTGAGAAGATAATAATTTGTGTGATATTTTACTATCATTTTTGAATATCACTTCGACAGCATTATTATGTTTTTTTAATAATGTCATCAATTCTTGCGTATCTTTTTGTGAAATATAAACATCACTTCTTACACGATATCGAGCATTATTGTATGATGCTTGATTAAGCGTTTCTTTTACGTTGCCTTTCCAATCAATTGTAATAAAAGGATTTATGTTTGGTAATACTTTGAATTCAACCGAAAAATCATTTTTTGATTCTATATCCCATAACAAATAACCGTGTACAAGTTCCTCGGCATATGTGTGTTGTAGTGTGCTTCCCGGATAAGCAATGTATGGGATTTGTTTTCTATTTATCAATTTTGTATCAAGAAACTGTGTTTTATGAATGTCACCTAACATCGTTATATCATAGTCTTTGAAAAATTCGACAGACATTCCATCAACTATTTCATAATCAAGTTCTGTTTTTGCGCCTGAAACTTGACCATGATAACTTGCAATATTAATTTTATCTTTTTGTGGTTGAACTTTATTCCAGTTTTCTTCATCCAATAAACTAAATACACAAAATTTAATTTGATCATTTATATCGTAAACACCCGAGTATTTGCAAAGTTCAAATCTATGTTTTGTTTGTTTTGAAACAAGAGAATGAATTTGTGTTATTAAATCTTGCCGTGATAAATTAGTAAGATTAAGATCGTGATTTCCTAATGTAACAAATAAATCAACTTCATTTGCAATAAGTGTAAATAGATATACAAGTTCCTGAATTGCTTCTGGCGTGATTTGACTTAGTTTTGAATGCCATATATCTCCTGCTATCACAACAGCATTTATTTGATATTTTCGAATATCTTCAACAAGAGCATTGAAAACTACTCTAATTTCATCGTGTCTTTGTAATGGACGTAAATGGACGTCTGCTAGGTGACAAATTCGATACATCTATATTAATTCTAATATATCAAATCAACTATTTATAACTTCAATTTAATATTGATTAGTCTATTTAATCTATCTTGTGTAACTTGACTCCACGTTAATTGTTTTGCATTTCCCAAAGCATCTTGAAATTGTTGTTTAGACATACTTCCAGGATCATCTTTAATGTCTACAAGAACAGTTGAAATATTATATTGTTCTAATTTTTTAATTACTTTGGGTGTTTTTGTGTATCGCATATCTTCATCAAGAGCCAAAGCTATAGGTGTATTGTTTACTATAATTTTTTCAAATAGATAACTTTCCTCAGATAAATCACTGCCTAATAAAGGTGTAGCATTCTCTCCACAATTAAATGCGTCAAACACACCTTCGCATAACACAAGTTGTTTTGTCCAATCAACAAATAATTCGTTAAACACAATCGAAGTCTTTGTTACGTCAGGCATATCATACTTTGGAAATACTTTATTGTTTATTCCACGAGCAACAAAATGATTAAGTACCCCATTGACATCAAACGATGGCACGATGACACGAGAAACCCACCGAGAATCACGACTTATTCCAAACTTATATTTCCACATATCTTCTTGTGATATGTCTCGATTGTTTAAGTAACGTAGTATAGAATAATATTCTGGTGAGTAGTTTTCACACATCATCAATAATTGAAAATCGCTCGGTAGACTTACACATAGTTGTTCACTGTTATCGTTTATCTTTGTCTTATCACCGACATAATATTCGTTTATATATTCTTGTAAATGTTGTGGCGATTTTTGTTTGATAATAAAAATAAGATTTCGACTATGTGAACCACATCTCCAACAGTGACATGCGTAATCTTCTAGTCGAATTACAAATTTCTTTTTATCTTGTTTTTTACAAAATGGACATTTAACAGCAATGTTTTTTTCATTCCTTGCAATTTCGTATTGCCCAAATACACGAGTAATAAAATTTATCTTTTCAGATAATGTTTTCACATATTAATTTTAACATATAGAAACATATTTCTACACATCATAGTTGATTCATTGTACCACGAGCAACTACATATGAATCAATTTCATCAAACACAAATGATTTCACATTATAAATCGTTCGAACAATATCTTCTTCGCAACCACGCTTTAGTGGATAATTTATGTGTTGTAAATCATGTTCCATCATCCATCTAGCAGTTTGCATTTTTGCATTCATACCAGCTTTTTTTGTCTGTTGCGTTTTTATACCACAACTTTTTCGAGCATCAGTAACACCAATGTAAATGGGATCAACTTTATATAATTCTCGTGTAATATAACTAACAATTCCATTAAATCGTTGAAGTAAACAAACTGTCGAAGCAGACGATGCACCTGATGCAAATCGTTTTAGAGGAGACTCAACACCAAATGTTTCAATTTGACCGAACTTGTCATAAATTGCTTGAATTTGTTTTTGAAACTGATCTACCTTGTTCCAAAAAGTCATATCTTTTGTTTTAAAAACAATTGCTTCTTGATGAATTATATGTTGTTTTGGATCAAAATCTTTTGTATGCTTAAGTAGCGTTAAACCCGTACAGGACGTCGATATGTCTAAACCCATTACTATTGGCATACATAAATTGTACTATCTTTTAGCAGCCACTTCAGCGCATACAAGGTTATACCTAAACTCTCTTGGAGACATAATGTTATTTATAACAACAAAATATTCATATAATTCATCTATGTCTTGTTGTGCTGGTAAGACATCGTTTTTATTACCATATTTTATTGTTTCAAATCGTTGTCGTAATATCATTTGTAAATTATTACTTGTAACATTTTTGACATCGACCATAACAATAAATATGTCACTCTATATCAATAAATTGATTCCCAATTTTTTCATTTCAATTTCTGTCATTATTATGAATTCACAATCATGATCTTTACACCAAACTTTTGCAGCTTCAAATTTTTTTTGATTTGTTTTTTGTTCTACTTTCGAAGATGGCTTTATTTCAACAAGTTGTTTATGCCCATCAATATATTCTAATAACAAATCAGGATAATAATGTCTCATTTTTCCAGTTGATTTATTTCCCAGATAACCTATGATAACACTTTCATATGAATAACTTTTGATATCATCATTATCATCAAGCCAATTCATATAACATTTTTCCCAACCACTTCGAAATTTAGCTGGTCCATTTAACAACTTTATAGAACTATGCTCACCCGTTTTATATCTTCGCTTTTTACGTTTCTTTTTACGTTGTGTCATGGTATCATCAAAAATCTATTTTATTTCGTATCATAAGTTTACTAACATACTTTTTCATAACAGGTTGTGCAAGTTGAGCTTTTGCTATAACGTTATAATTTTCATCATGGTAATTCACGCTAGTGATATATACAAAATCTTTATCTGGATCAACTGGTGCCGTTGAATACGGTAATTGCTTCCAGTTGGGATTTGAAGATGAATTAATATGATTTCTATCTGCAATCACGCTTATGTTCATCACATGAACTTTATGTTCGCCCTTAAAAGATATTTCAAACTGTTCTTTACCAAAGAAATACAAGTGTGGACTTTTAATAACAACAATGCCCTCATTATAATAAATGTTACCTACGCTGTTCCATGTGCTTGCAGACGTCAATGAATTACAACGATACAAATTTCCATAACTATCATCTTTTAATGTTATGTTAATGTGTCCATTTGAACCTGACAATGATTTGTCTGTTATCGAGAACGAACCTGGTGTTATTCTATCACCATAAAAAAGGTTACTTATGTTAAAAAATGTTACCTGATTACTACTATCATCTAACGTTCTATTATAGATAGCAAGCGGTGCGCCTGCTTGTACACCCGGATCATAAGAACTAGCAGAAATTGTTGAATTTACATATCGCATAAAGTTAACGTATGCGGTACCAGGACGTGTACCTGGATTTTCTGGTGTAAACCCAATCTGTTCATTTACAAACGCTTCAACTTGATCATTTGTTTTTGTTGTATCACCGTTTATGTTACCAAAATCCGTGTCAAACAATTGCGAATCTATGTTCAATAAGTTGTTTAATGAAATCAAACTCCAGTCTTGGTTTCCTAAGTCATCTACGAGTTTCGTTGATCTACTCTCAGAGATCAATAAATCATAATTTGGACAAAAATTTCCATCATCACATGGTAAAATTGACAAATTTCTTTTGCAAACCAATGGATCATCATATAAAAATTCGTTTGCTTCTTTTGCAATTGTTGTATACGGAATAGCGGAACCCGATAGTTGATGAAGACGCGGGAAATTATCACTTGCAAAATCACGCACAAAATTTTCAAGATTTATATAATGTCCGTTGACACCAAATGACATTGCAACGTTAAATGGATCGTCTGTCGTACCATCTATTTCGAAGAATGGTGTCTGTAATATTCCACCGTGATCGCCCACAAATGTTCGAAATGGTGTATCTTGAACAAAAAATGGTGGCAAATAAAATGCCGTTCCATTTGAACCAGTATCTAAATACGACGGTCCCATGGAAGAACTTGCGATAATATCATAATCATCCATATAATAACGACGAATTGCAACGTCGTGTAGTTCAGCATTTAATGGATGTCGAAATTGATAAATACTTGGTTCATTTACATTTAATGCGTCAGGTAGTACATCAATACCTTCTCGGGTGCTTGAATCAAGACCAAAAAAATTTGATTCATTATTGTTAACATCATCATTACCATTTGACTCAAAATAATTCCCGATGGCCAAAACTTCTGGATTTGTCCACCCAACAAATGTTGCTGGTGCGATTGTACTTGAAGGAATAACAAACGTACCCCTGTCAATTGCATCGATATTAAACGTTCCAACACCATTATTAATGTTTGATGTCCCCCAACGAACTACAACGTGATGCCATTTATTTAAATGTAAAGCATTGTCACTTGAAAAAAAGATTAAATTATTTGGATAACTAAACGATGTTAATTGAGACGCTATCGTTGGTACAACATCGGCAGAATGACTCAATTGCAACATTAATTTAAATGCATTTACTTTGTTATTTACGTCTCTTGATGAACCAGGAACAAGCGACAATGCGTATGTTGAAGAAACATGTAAAATAGTACCAACACCAATAAGCGTTGATTGTGCATCATACCCATATTGATCAATAGATTGATATCGTGGATTAATGTAAAAATCAAAACTAAATGAACCACTTGGTATATATGATCCTGTACTGTACCCGACGTGTTCAGCTGGGGCGGGTTTCATCGGATATAATAATGCTGACCCGCTTGGCGTATTTGAAGATGTAAAAAAATTAATACTATTATAGTTTGTGTATGCCCATTGTGCAGAAGGATACGCAACTCGATAATACGTATTTAATTGATCTTTTACCGTTAATTTTCTTACTGTGTTCTCTGTGAATCTTGTCGTTGGTGTGTAACGTTGAATATTCAAAGAATGAAATTTATTCGTTGAAACTCTTTGAGTATTTACTTGATCCATATAAAAACTCATTGCACCATTAAATTTTTGATTCCAAAAAGCCTTACTAGACGAATTTAACATCGTAAATCGTCCAATTTGTTGAACGTTCGACAACAACGTATCTATTGATTGTGCTGTATATGTATTGTCTAGAAAAGATGATAATTGTCCAGATTGTTTTTCAATCTCACTATGTCGAGGGTAAACATAAACAGAACCCGTTACTCCAGTTAACGAACTTGACGAAAAATATCTGGCTGGTGTTGTTACGACAGAGAAAGTTTCAATATCACTTTGTTTAATTGGAACAAACATTCTTATATTATAAATTATATCACATTATGAATTTATGATTCCATACGTAAACAATACATCGTGATTATCACGTAACACTTGCAATAAACGAGGTGTCAACATTGACACAAGTGTTTGGCTTATACTTGGCAACGGGGTACCTGACAATTCTTCTATACCAGAATCTAACAACGTTACTTGTAATAAGTAACCCAATAAACATGACGCAAGTACATCTTTATGTAAGTTATCACGTACATATATGACTTGATTATAAAAATCGACAAATCCATCTGTAAATTTAACAGATTTTTCATCAATCAAACCGGTGTCAGTACATATCTGGTTGAATTCATCAAATGATTTTAAAAAGACAAAAAAAGTTTTTGCTCCAATTTTTAAATTAAACATAATATATACCGTTATCAATATATAATAAACCCTGACTCATCAATATCGACAAAGCAAGTTTAATATCTTCATACTCAAAATTACTAAATTTTAGTTCTATATCACGATATGTATGTTCATTATGATTATCTTGTAAAGAATCATAAAAATATCGAAGAAGACTAGACATCAAAGGTGAATATAACATAATATGATTATATTATATGAAACTTATATTCACCATAAATTTTCTGAACAAAGTTCATTACAATAAACTTGTCTATCAGTAAGCAATTGATTATTAACATGCGCATTAATAATTGCTTGCTTACGAGTGAGAAATCTGCCTGACGCATCGAGAAATCCTTGAATACTGTCGTAAGAATCTACACAATCTACACCTAATTCTTCGACTATTTTACGAATGACATCATGGTGTCGGTTCGGGCGAGGCAAAGAAAATATTTTACCTTGAAATCGTATAGCTACATGTGTAATGGGTGGGCGCCGTTCTTTAATTGTTTGCATAATTCATTATAACATATGTTTAATTTAGATGCACACATAAATTTATTATATACCCAAATATTTTTAATTGTTTAATTATTAGATTAACTTTATATATGTAAGTATATAAAATTATTATTAAAAATCAAGTCGAATTCTGATCGTAAGGTTTCTCTCGCTCGATTTCTCAATCGGCCTAGATAATTTAGCTACGGCTAATAAATTGTTCTGCGCATCGTAAAGACCTACACCTGTCGCATATGCAAAGCTTGTCTGTACATCCTCTTGTCCACTATCAATAACAACAATTCTATTATCACTGTCTGTGTAAGTCGGGTTCGTTGAGTAGTTAAATTCATCAGCATCAAGGTTACAAAAAATCAATGTTGAATTTATGTTCGTTATATTTTGAAATGTAATCGCTGTGTTACTTCCACTACTGAACCGAGTTGCGCATATATGATCAATAACATTGTCCATACTACCAGAAACAACAAAGTCGGGAATAAATTTAGCGTTTGGAGTTTCTGTATAAGGCGCCCCAAGTATTTGGATCCCATTAGGAGTCATTGCGTCTATAGTACCTGACATGAACTGTGAACCACTTGTTATTTTCTCTAGATCAAGTACAACGATTCCTCGATCATAGAACATTAATCCTACATTTTTATTTGTGTCAGCTGAATCGACAATATTACCAACTTGTCCACCAAAAGCAACAAGTTTATTTGTAGAACTTCCTACGTCTGTATAAATTGCACTACCACCCGTGGACGTAGAATTAAGATTCATTATAAACCCATCACTACCTGGACCTTGTTCCGCGTTTGGACCCACTGCCGAGGCGGACTGAAAAAACTTCATCGCAAACGTTTCACGCTTTATGCTATCACGTGAAAACAATCGTTTAAATGAAATAAATAAAGCGGCGTCGATTTCGTTGGCTGCATTGGTACCGTCGAATGGTGCAGAAAATACGCTTGTTGAATCACCAAGCAATGCCTTGGCATATTGGCGATAACAATCCATTTTTTCACGCATCATCAACGACGACGAAGGAAATAATTCTTTACCTGAAGAGTCTATGCCGGTTTGAGACGTTGCAACTATGTCGCCATCTGGTCGAAGACCGAACGTAATATCAAACACGGGATTAGCCGTCTGATATGTGAAGTCCTGATCGTACACCGTTTGATATAACGACGATGTAACGCCCGGGCCAAGGCCCCCTGTTATGAACGCCTGGTATTTTCTACGTGAAATCGACGCCGAAACATCTTCTTGTAAAACGTCGATAAGCTGATTTAGGAAACTTCTTGATGTTTTAACATTCGACGGTAATATTTCTTTAAAAACTGCCACATTTACCTCATTCATTAATCACTTCAGGATGTTCAAACAAACGATACTTTATTCTATTATATTCAAAAATTGTAACTCTTGCTCTTATATTATTTATTTGTTCTAACACCAAATTGTACTCTTGATTCTCTATTATTTTTAACCATTGCAAATCAGAAATACGAAACAAATTTAATTCATCAGCAATTTCAAATGAATTATTTAGTTTATCGTCTCTTGACATTTTTTCTCTAAATCCCCAAAAGGGTTTTTCAATTAATCCATGCCAATATGCACCGTCTAATTGAACATAAAGGTTCAATGATTTAATCAAAAAATCAACAGACTGTTTAAAAATCCAAACCTGCTGAATAATATTTTCATTACCAAATTCTTGTTGTAACCAAACACCTAGAGACTGTTCTGGCTTTGACGTCCATAACCTATTTTCTTTTAATAGGGTTATAATACGTTTTTTATTGTTTTCGTTAAAATCAATTTTGTCTCTTACGAGCTTTGATGCAAAAACACTTTTTACACCATATTTCTTTAAACACGTTTCTTGTATTTTGTGTTTAATTTCTGTCGAAAACAGTGGATGTACAACACCGTATTTTTCTAACATCGTAGCTTCATATTCTTTTCGTAAAATAGGTGACCCAAGTACACCTCCTGAACCATATAATTCACGACATGTTTCTACCCCTTTTTCTCGTACTTCTGGATCTTTCCAAGGATGATCGACTCCATATTTTTCTAAGCATGTGTCTTGAGTTTTCTTTTTAAGTTCAGGTGATTTATATCCACGACCTCCAAAATTTTCTATTGTTGTTTCTGTTATTTTCTTTTGAAGAAGTTTTGATTTATTTTTACATTCTGTGCAGCAAAAACTCAATGAATTTTTACGATAAAAACGAACTTTTGTTTCATATATTTTATGACACTCATCACAATCATATACACCAACATGTCGTGTGTGTCGACGATTTAATTTATCTAAATGAACAACTTCTTTTATCTCTTTTAACATCCCGCAACTATATCACACACAATACATGCTTACACACAAATCCCAAAGTTCCCAAAAATAACACGAAATGTAACTTTAAGTAACTAATGTATTTTCTTAAAACTATTTAAATAATCACCGACATCATTGTGATATTGGACTACATCACTTAATTCCTTAATCTCATCGTTACTTATCCCATTCATCGTCATGATCAATTCATGTGTAATCAACCCATAAAAACTATCGTCTTTTAGTTCGGGAAAACATTCATACAAAATTTCTTGCATTTCTATGTCATCGTAGTCTTGAAATTCTTTTTGCACTTTTGTGATAACTTCATCATCATTATAACTTAATTCACCATCATTGGGATTAATATATGTAAACAATGTGTTTTGATCGTTTTTAAATCGAAAATCAAAATATGTTAGCCAAAGTGGATATTCGTAAGGTTTATTTAACCTATTTTTCACCTCACATAAAACAATACCTTTGCTAGTCTTGATGTATTTATCACCTGTTAAAACGCCACCGTGCTTCACCAATAAATCATTATCGATGTTGTATAGTAACATCATCAACTTAGATGAATTAATCGAGTGACCCTCAAGTTTCAAGAGAAGTGACACAGCCTGAATTGTACGAAGTTCATTGAATTTAAAGTTCATAATGACATAAATCCTATTAAAAGTAACGCTAAAACAATTAGAGCAAATACAGAACAAAAAATAACTATTTTTATAGTTTGCTTATTTTCGGTTCTGATATAGAAATTTACGTACGCTTCACAAAACTTATCAATGACAGAATGATTTATATCACCACCGCTTAGCTTCATTAATTGTTCTTTTACTTCAGGTGTAACATAAAAATTAGGCATATAATTCCTTTATGGAATTATAATAACATACCCAAAATTTATCTACACAAGTTGTTTTATAGAGTCTTATCAATCACAATGCTACAATCAATCGCAGCACCACTTTGTAAGCCTACGACACGCATGAACGTATTTATTTTGTTTTTATTTGCTGTCGAACCGTATACGGTAAATACACTGTCTGTTAGAGACTTCACAGAAAGAGTGAATTGTAGAATACTTCCACCAAAGCTATTTTCTGACGGTGAACGAGTCATTATATATGTTGCTCGTTGTTGACCATCAATGTTTTCAGGAGTATCACGAAGAACTTCAACAAAAAGATTAGGTAGCTCAACAACAAAAGTCTGATCACGAAGCTCTACGTCTATCTGTGTTTCGTTTTTAATCGTCTGTTCTACGGTGACTGACGCTGTCTTTTGTATCGTGCGACCGAGCGTAATTGTGCTTGTTAGACTAGCGACGTTTGCATCACCAGAAAGCGACATTGAAGGTAAACGAATAAGATTAGGATTTGAAACACTGATCAACGGGTATTTACAAGCCTGCTGAGGGTTAGTTGAAGCCTCGAATATGGGCGTACATTTTTCGATACGTTCACGACCGACTGTGCGACCGTATTTTTGGATGACGCTATAGTTGATTTCATCGTCATAAATCCCGAATTTATGAATCGAAAAACTCCCATCGTTTCGAGCAAGGAATTGTCTTCCTAAGTCTGTAAGCACTGCATCCAATATAACCGAATTTGACGTGCTATCCAAATAGCCCATATATTTTTTCCTTATTGTATATAATACTATATCGCATCTACATCATATAACTATTACAATAAGAAAAAAGCTGTTCATCATTCATTGCATTTATTTCAAGATCAGTGATACGTACCAACTTCATATTGTTTTCTTTAAACCAAATATTTTGTTGTTGATCTCTATTAAATTTATTCATAATTTCTTGATCTATTTTAGAACCATTGTTTATTTTTTCTTGTATTTTTTCTATAGGTCTATCTAGCCCATGCCAATACACGCCATCAACTTGAAAATATGTATCAATATTAGGAATATAAAAATCTATTGACCATTTATTTATTGTTTTATGTGTAATTAAATCATTAAATATTGTTTTAAACATTATAACTAATCTTTTTTCTGGCTTACTTTCACGTATTGTACCATTATTTTTTAATGTACTAAAATGTTTAACACGAACATTATGAGAACGCATTTTTTCTTGTATTAACGGATTTTCTGACGGATTTAATGTTCCATATCTTTCCATCATCACATGATTGCGTTTTTCTTTTACTTCTGGTCTACCAAAATTATTTGTCGTTCCAAAATGTTCCATGAACGTTTCAGCTTTTTTATCTTTAACGTTTTGAATTTGGCTAACGTTTTCTACACCATATTTTTCTTGTAAGTGTTTTATTCTATTGTCAATTACAACTCGACTTGCATATGGATTTTTAACACCTATTGTATCAAGAAAATGTTGTTCAGATTTTATTTTTGATTTTCCAGATTTCTTAGAAATAAAATAATATTCTGTACAACAAAAACTTAACTTAAATTTACAAATCTTGCCGCTCAAATATTCTTTTTCACACTGATCACATACGTGAACATAACGTCTTACTTTGCGACCAGATTTTTCGTTTATTATGATAATTGTTTCTTTGTACATCCTTCAACATTACCACACCCACCTCACATCTACACACGTTACCATCGAGATCTGTTTTTACTTACTTCTACGGAAGAATCTTCCGTTATACCCGTTGGATCATCTATATTAATGTCAACGACAACATCTTTTTGGTTGTCTACGTTGATAAATTGCAACTTATATTTTCCATTATGTTGTTTTGTCTGCAATAAATTCATATTTTGGCCCTGTTCATCGTACAATCGATAATATTCAGGATTGAAATAGATCTTCATCGTTTTACTATGTTCACCTGACGTTTTGATTGCGTCAACAAATAGATCATTTTCTATATATAGATTTGGATATGGACGGGGCGCGCCAGAGTGACTTATTAACTTTTTTTGTAATGAATTCGTCAACCTGTCAAACCATATTTCGAATTGCTCACCGTAATTCGAAATATATCCGTGTGCATCCATCGTACAAACAGTGTAAATATATTTTGATGTTTTTACAAACTCGTCATCAATAAAATAAGTCTTAGGTGAAGATAATTGTTCGACTAAATTAGAATCATACTTCTCACGTAATTGTGGTTGAACATCGGCGTCGTTAAAATGATACATTTTAATCAGTTCGAACGCGGCTTCTGTTGTTCGTCTTCGAAATATTTGAAAATATTTTATGTCCCTTTGAGAATTTGTGGGAAACGACCAATGTATCATCAAACTTCCCGGTTTATTACTTTGTAAATTAATTCGTCTATAATCCCAAACAAAATCTAAATTAGACGCAGGTGAAGGAGGAACATTTTCTGTACATATCGCATATGATTGTGAAGATGGTTTTGAGCTCACTAAAACAACAAGTAAAACAACCTCATTTGTTAATTCATCAATCGCTGGTACATACATCTTATAAATAGTTCGAATCTTATAAACATAATATGCGTTATATCGAATTCGAAAATCAATAACTTCATTTGCTTGAGAATTATCAATAAATATTGGTTGGTGTTCTACGCAGTTACCGTTTGCTAATAATTCACTTTTATCAATAATAAATCCAACAATTTCTGTTGAGTAGTTTGTTACATTAGTTACACCTGAAATGACATCGATATATGGCAAAAAAGTTTGATAATCACTTAATGTCATATCGTTATTTTGAGTATTTAAATTTCCAAGAGCATCAGAAAATGACTGTATGTTATTAAAATTTGCATAATTTGATGTTGATGCATCTACTTTTGCAACGTTCAACATGTTTGACAAATATCGAGTATTGACTTGCGCACCAATTTTAATTTTTATTAACTTCTGTAGATAAGACTCGTCATTTAAATTGATGTTTTGTGCGTATTTAATGCCTTTTGTAATTAAAGGTTGTGAAAAAGCAACATTAATAAATTCTGGATTTACACCGTCTGGCACAATCGACTCAAGATACATTTGTTGTCTAGCGGAATTGTCACTGCTAATTTGTTTATCACTATTCGTATATTGTTGACACGTACCCGATAATGATGTATAAATTTCTTGACCCATTGACCCATTTTGAAAAGACAAACCTAAATAGTTTTCATATGCCAAAGTATCTTCTGTGATGATTTTATCAAAATTATTACTAATTAAATTGACATTATTATTTCTTTTTTGTGAAGCTACGTTAGTACCATCAGACGATGTTTTTGTTAAGTTATTTATTTTCCATTGCAATTTTACAAATCGTGGGGATCGATATGTGCTGTATTGCGTTATAAATGAATTTATATCATCTGTTGACTTTATGATTGCACTAGTTGATAATTTTGTTACGTCAACCGTTTGTTCATCTTTTGTAAAATAATTATATTGAAACGAAACCAAGAAATTATTTACTTCTGGAACATCGACAACATATACTTGTTTAGAAACTTGTGATGTACTCATGTTATATCTTCTCCAAAAGTATCGATTGTTACATAATATTTTTCAAAAATAATATCACCATTATTTTTATTCCGCGCTTTTTGTTTATAGAACATTTTGTTTTGTATATTTACGTTTTTTTGTTTTTGTAAAATTGTCGTTTGAAACTTACTGACTGGCGTTGTTGTTCTAGTAATTTCACCCGTTTTTAACAAATCACGTATCATTGATTTGGAAACAGACGTTTTCATTTGAGCTAAATCAATTTCGAAATCATTTGAGTCAACAATCACATTGAAAACTCTATCAAATTGTTTAGGCGCAAGAATTGATGAAATTACACTATTGGCATTTGATAGAGTTGTTGTTGAATTAACAATTCTATTTATTTTTACTAGTTCTTGCGTAATTTGATTTATTTGTTTTATTGATAATGAATCAATTAATTGTGATATTTTATTAGATTGTAATTTTTTTACTATTGTTTTTGATGCTTTTGATGTCAAACTTTGTTTTATAAAAAGTTTTCCTACGGTTGAATTATTAATATTAGTTCGTTGCGAAAGAACATCTTGTAACATTTGTTGAACTAATTCCTGTGCAAGTTCTTTTTTTGTTTGTATGTCATAATTTGTTGCATTAATAACAAATTTATAATCACCTACGTTTAAATCTGTTAATACTTTAATATACAATTCCAACATATAACTTAATGTATGATTTATTAATAATTCATTTTTTTCATCTGACGTTAGAAACGCATATTCTTGAGAATTGAATGCTAATTGAGCTGAGTATTCTGAATTTATCGATTTTGTTAATGATGATATATCCGACGATAATTTTCCATATGATATCACGTCATTTGTAACTTTGCTATTTTGTAATATATCACGCGTAGGCAATGATTTAATAACATCTTGAATATTCGACGTCATAGGTAAATCAAGCAATAAACTTTCGTTACGTACAGGAAAACGTGATAATTCAAATAAAAATGTCAAAGGTTTAAAAATTAAATCTGGTTGTTGTACGTCTGATTTATAAACATTTATTTTAATGATATCTGTTTGTTTGATTTTTGTAATTGAATTATCTATGAATTTTTGTTTCAAATTTTCAACAAACCCGCAAGGTATACCAATTGTCAAAATGTTTTTATTTCCCACATCATGTATAAAAGTTGTATCTGAAAATGTTAAGTTAAAATAATTTCGCAATTTGGGTGTGATAAGTGATTCATCTATTGCTAGAAACATATCATTATCATCTATATCATTATCATTATTAAAATCTGCGCCTGTTCCTCTATTTTTATTTTTAGTTATTCTAGCAAACAAATCGTATATTGTTGATATATTTAACATCATTTGTTGTTCATTAAACAATAACTTTGTCATACGTTGATCTGTTATGGTTGGTAAAGCTAAAGACGCGTAAGATTTAATTGTTGTTTGAACTTGTGTTGACTTTACATAATTTACAAACGTCTGTAGTTTCATTTGCAAAGCATGTATTGTACCAATAATTGCAACAAAACTTGATACTACCTGTGAACGTTCGAAATTTAATTTATCATAAATTGTAAACATGTCTGATGTTTGTGATTCTTGCAATGGAACATTAAACATCGTAAGTGTTGTATTTGGATTATATTGAGAACTATTAACAGATGGACTTAACGGCCCAAATTGAATAACGGAATACTTTTCAAATAACGAAACAATCATATCAAAAATCATCATTAACATAACAGAATCATTGATACCAGAATACCGTGTTTTTGACAATACAACAACTTCATTATTTTCAATTAACGTTGCATAAATACTTTTCATGATTGATAATGTTTGTGTCCAGACTGTGGAGGTAGAATTTACATATAACATTTCAACAATAGTTGATACACTAACCAATGATAGTGTTTCTTTAGGATTAAAATTTGTTAATTTCAATGTAGGTCTTAATTCGTTAATATATGCTGTAATATTTGACAAAATAACACCATATGTAACAGAATCAATAGTAAAATCTTGATTGAAAATTTGAAACATACATAACACAAATAACAAAGATTTTAAACTTTGATCACTTGATGCTAAAGCAAAAAGTGCAGAAAGTGAATCAGCTGCATGCTCATGTTTTAATTTATTTGTTTGATTGTCAACAAATGAAATATGAACATATGTAAACAAATCAAGCGGAGACGTAATTAAACGTTCAGTTTGTTGTGTTGCTGCCGTTGCATTGTCTGTCGTTGATTCACACAACCAATTCATATTATTTGCAAGTGTATTTAGTCCATTTTTGCATGTAGACAAACGTTTAATTAAATTTTCAATTCGTTCTGTATTTAACATTAATGCATCAGATATAGAGATATTGTCTAATAAATCATCTATATAAAATTCTCCACCTGATTTTATGTTGAGTTGTGATGTTTCGATAGCACGAGTTTCAAAATTTAAAATGCTCTTGTTGTTTGTAAATTCATATGCTAAAGAACGCATTGTGTTATCAATGACAACAATATTTTCATCAATAGATTGTTGGAAACGACCAAAAACAGAATCAAATAATAATTCGTTTTGTGATTGAATTTCATACCCAAAAACGTTTAATAATGTTTGTTGTGTTGATATTTTTGTTAATCCATTACTATAACGATACTCTTTTGAAAAAATCCAAGGTAATAGAACAAGTTTATCAACTACATCTTGAGAACTTTGTGTTATTTTAAAAAAACCCGATCTCACATAAAACAATAACAAATCAACGGATGTAGGTATTGTTTTATTTATGTCACTTATTGTTGGTACAGACAAATTAGCTAACATTGTATTGAAATTTAATACATTAAGAGGTTTTATAATCTTATTTGAACTTATGTCTTTTCTAATAATTTCAATATTTTGATCAAATAATTTATATGAATAATTTTCTAATATATTTTTAAATTCATATATTGCTTGTAACCAAATTTTTGTAGATGTAAAATTATTTTTTATTGCACTTTTCGTATAGCCAAATTGTGACAAAACATACGATAATGATGTACTGTTCGATCCTTGCATAGACACAAAATTTAATAATGATGACTGTGTATATGCTTGATCATTATCATTGGTTAATTGATCATCAAAAAGTGACATACTATTATCATATGTCGTTGTGTGTACAAAATTATGTAAATCAAATAATTGTTTTGTATTATTAAGTGCCTGCAATAATTGTGTAATGTTACCTGTAACTGTTCTCAACTCACTAATTTTATTATTGAAAGTATTCTTTTCATTTTGCAATTTACTATATGTCGACGAAGTTAATTTTGAGTCACGAGCCGATAATAGATTTAGTCTATTTTGAATTTCCAACAATGATAATTGTTCAATGTTAAATTTTGCATCAACGAACTGACCCTCATTTGTAAAATATGAATTTTTATACGACGTATTTGATAAATTATTTGCATTTTGTTGTTTACTAAACAAAGGTACAAAATCTGTGACCATCACTATTTCTGGTCTATCCGACGAAATACCAGTTAATTCTTCAAAAGAATTTTGTTGTTTTACATAATTTTTAAGTATATCTTTTTTATTTGTTAATTGTTGATTTGTTCTATTATATTTTAACCAAATTTTATTTGACAATTTTACATCTTGTTGTATTGGACAAACATCAACAATGTTTTCAATTATGGTTGATAAATTTTGTGTCGTAATTATTGATAATTTTTTTGTTGTGACTGGTAGTTTAGTATCAGTCTTAAGTAAACTATCACTAGAGTTTTCAAGCGGTTGAATAGCAATAATTCCAGAATTTATTGTTGACGTTGTATTTTTGCTTAATGATTTAATTAATGTCATCTAAAACCTCAACGGTATTGCTTTCTAACATGGTGCCCAACGTGTAATTGTTATAAACGGGTACTAAAATATATTTAAATTGTCCGACATCATCATGTGTTAATTTATGCATAAAACTACTTTTTTTCGATTGCGAATGCATTTTACCAATAATAGTTCTAACACCAAAAACATCTTTCATAATAATAAAATAATCAATTAACCGAAAACGAAGTCCAATAGGAACTTCCCACGTTAAATTAATAAATTCATAATTAATTCGAGTTGCAATAAATGATGATACGGCCGGTGTATTGGAGTTAAATGTTACATCAATATTTTCAACATTTCCAATAATACCATGCGTCATCTCATCATGTGAATATAAAACTTCTTTACCTTGTGTAGTCAATAATAATCCATAATTTAATGCAACTGGATGTAAAAATTTTGAAGGTTGAGAAACATATTGTTTTTTTGAAATGGGATCTATAACAATTTTTGTCGATGCTTCAAATAACGAATCAATTGAACGAAACATAGGATAAACTTCATATCGATATGCATGTTCGACTGATAATTGTTTTACGTTACTTTTTGTTCGTTCTTTTTTATCATCAAACACGTTACCTACTAACGTACCAAAATTTTCTCGTTCGCCAGTAGTTAAATTAATTCTTTGAATATTATGTGCAAGTAATTTTTTAAACAACTCTCGTTCTTTTAAAAGACTATCTTGAAAAAGATTATCGATATCACGATTTTTTAATAATGTATGTAAAATATCAAAATTATTATCTAATAATTCTGAATCAAATTGAAATTGCACATTCACTTGATTAGTATCACTGTTGGTCACATTTAAATTTGAAATAATCGTATTTATTGCTGATTGTTTCTTGTAAAATTCGACTAGAACACAGCCCGTGTCGTACGTTAAACCATTTTTTAAAAAACATCTAATTTTATATTCATATACACAATTTGTTTGCACGGCAGTGTCTGTAAAAACAATTAAATTTTGTTGTCTAACTATGTCTGACACATGTTGTAGACTTATTTGACGATATGTTTGTTCAAAACTTGTTCTATTTTTTGCCAATAACAAAACACTCACAACGTCAAAAGGTAAATCTCTAACTTCTATTTGAATACCCGTTTCGATAAGTTTCGATATTAATGTCAAATTTTTAGGTACAGTAGATCTAGTTGGTTTAACAACAATATTTGTAAAATCATACCCAATGGCTTGATTATCACCTGTTGGAATTATTCTATATACAACATATTTGTGAGTAAATGAATTAATTGGTACTCTAACGGGTATATTGTTTTTAACATCAAATTTACCAAAAAATAGATATTGACCACCAATTTTACTTTGTTGTACGTCTTTTTGAAATATTGTTATTCCTTTTGTTTTGTTATCGAAATTAGAAATTTCTAAAATGTTTCGTGATAAATTATAAGATTTAACAACATGTGCAGTCGGCGCAGTTAGCGGCACCTTATAATTTTTTATATGTTCATTTATATTTAATTGTTGAATTTCATCATCAATAATAATTTTTTTATCATTTACGACTTCAAATTTAACAAGCAAATTTGAACCTTCTTCTTGTAAATTTATTTTATTTGTATGAATAACGATATCACATGTTACATTTGTCGTTTGATCAACAACATTATCATATGTTGCAACCAAAACATTATTTTGTGTATTATTCAAATCATTATTTGTTAATAAATTATCTTTAAATAACAAAGAATACAAAAATTGTGTTTGATCATCTATTTTTAACGTCGTTTGTTGTCGCGTATTTTTTCTATTCTTTCTAATTAAACCGTTTAACAATTGTCGAGGAGTAACACTTCGATGTGGCATATTTGTTACTTCGCTTGAATCAATTTCATTTGAAAGCATATTTAACATCAATGTTTTTACAAATTTATCATTAATGTTATTTGAATCATTCATAAATGTTTTAACATCGTATATATTTTGCCATGAAACTTGATTTAGTAAAACATTTTGTTTATCAATCAAAGAAGACGTTTTATACACAATACGTTTTTTTTGAAATGACTTGATGTTATCAACGTCAACTCCTTTTCGAATAAACATTAAATCATCATTCGCAACATATGTAGTTAAATCAATATTTTTTGTTGCAATTAAATACTTTTGTTGCAATGAAGCTATTTGTTTTGTAATTGCTACATCATTTGAAATTTGTTGAACAAAACTCAATGGAACATTAACATTTGACATCATAACATCATTTTTTGTTACAAGCTTAGAATAAATTCGTACTCTAATCTTCAAAATATTTAACTTAATTAAATCATATAGTAATGTTGCACACCTAAAACGAAACGTATATTTTTTATCATCATTATTTGATTCATCTATCGACATCAATGTCGCATATGTCGTATTATCGATAGATAAAAATTTTGTTGTACGTGGTGATTTATAAAACATATTAAATACCTTCTAAGAAAAAACAACAGTAAATAAATGAATAAAAGTGTCATCACCATTTTGATCAACAAATACTTTACCTACAAAAAAAACATGCCACCATTTTACTGTTTGATTGTCATTCCACGGATGTCTTCCATAATCGATGACATCAAGTTTTTTTACATCACTGTTAGAAATTTCAAAAAATTGTCCAACAATATTATTTTTTTGTGACGTACGATTAAATCTAATTTCTTTAGAAAACCCACTTTTATCATAAAAATCTATTTCTTGCACAATATCATTAATAGATAAACTTTCTAGTAATCCCATTGGAACATAATTACCTAATAAATTTGTTGTTATAGATGTTGATAATTTGTTATGAGGGGGCAAAAATTTAAAATTTATAGCATTACTTAAACGTGGATCACTAATTAAACCTTCAACGTTTGTTAGTTGATTGTACGTTTTAAACTTATTTGGTATAGGTAAACCAACATTGATAGTAAATGTAATGTCGTTTGTTGAAACAACAAATTGATCATCGTCCAATAAACTTTCATGTGATCCAATGACACGTAACAATTTAAAATTATCAATCGATGATTGTAATAAATCATCTGCAAGAGACGAAAATGCTGCGCCTGTCGATGTCTCTTGTAAATTTGTTGAGCCAGATAAAATCGTACCCGACATCACTTGTGAAGTGTTCGTTATAATTTGACCGTTACTAACATTTATACCGTTTATATTTTTAAACGATTGTAAACGACCAGAGTCATTTGCTTCAAACATGATTGCATCTTGTGGTAAATTTGAAGCTTCAAAAAATATTCTATTCGAAGTGTCTTCACTACCAGAAACTAAATCTTCTTTGTAAAAAGTAGAATCATCTGAGAATGATGCATAACAAATTCGTAAATCTCCAGCAGCAATTTGTCTTTTACCTTCTTGCGTAACAAGAACATCAAAGACCCTAGTTTGACTATCTAAAATTCCAGACATCTAATAGTAAATTATATCATATGATGCATAATAAGTATGTTTTACATCGAAAGATTAGAATTTAAATTAGTACTATTTGAAAGGATTCGAACCTTCGAGGATTACAAACGATAGTAAACCGTGCGCCACGAGAAAAATCTCACATAAGCATTTATGAACCAAATAGTATATAAAATTTTATAATAATTGAGCTGCTTGGGTAGCCAACGCGCTTCTTTCACCTTTAAGTAAAGTAATATGTGCTGCTAGCGGAGAATCTTTAAATTTTTCTATAACATATGTTAGACCATTTGACATCTTGTCAAGATAAACTGCGTCAATTTGATCAACATCTCCACAAATTATCATTTTAGTTCCTTCTCCAACTCGAGTCATTATTGTCTTTAATTCTGCATGACTTAAGTTTTGTCCCTCTTCTACAATGAAAAATGAATCCGGAATAGATCTACCACGAATATGAGATATACTCGCTATTTCAATTACGCCTTTTTCCATCAATAAAGACAAATAAGGATCTAGAAACTGCCCGCTACTTCCTGCTTTTGGCCGTAATTGTTCTTTTTTCCCACCGCGATTCATAAGAAAATTTAAATTATCTGTCGTTGATGCTTGCCACGGCATCAATTTTTCAACCAATGTACCAGGCAAAAATCCCGTATCTTTTCCGACTGACTGAAGTGCTCTTGCGACAATCAATTTATTATAACGTTTTTGTGTACCCATAATTTTGTTTTGATCTAACCCGGCTGCCAACGCTAATAAACTTTTTCCGCTACCAGCAATTCCCGACAATGTCACTAATTTAATGTCTGGATCATAAAGTAACTCAAGCGAAAAATTTTGTTCTTTATTTCGAGGTTGTAAACCATAACAGTCTTTCATTTGTTTAATGACTTGTAACCTGTATTTATCACATGTTTTAAGCGCTCGAACAATTGTTGATCCACTTTGAACACCAAGCTCTTTGATTACAACTACTTGATTTGGATATAAATTCCATTCTTTAGGGGCGAATATTTCTTGTTCATTGTTATGAAGAGAGTCAATAAATTCTCTGGTTGATTCAACTACACATACTCCTGTGTACATATCATCAGCATTAGAAACTACACGACTTTTACGATAGTCTTCACATTTTACATTTATTGCATCACATTTAATACGTACATTTACATCCTTTGAAACAAGAATATATTGTGAACTATCACTGTCAACTTGCTGCAAGTGCTTCGCAAGAGCAATAATCATATTATCAACTTTTTCGCCCTGGAGTTCTAGAGGTAGTCTCTCGAGATCGTTTTTGTTTACACTCATCACTCGTAAGATACCACCGCCAAGCGTTTTTGCACCATCAAACAAGCTTCCTGCTTGGCGATATTCATCAAGTTTACGATTAATTTGACGAGCATTTGCGCCAACTTCGTCTTGTCGAGATTTATGTCTATCAAGTTCTTCAAGAACGGCAAGAGGAATGATAATATCATTTTCCTCAAAAGCATTCAAAGAATTAGGATCGGACAAAAGAACATTTGTGTCAAGTATATAAGTTTTTGTTACCATACAGTTTAAATTTTATTATATTTTTCTCATTAGAACACAACAAAAAGAAACAAAAAATTAATATCAAAAAACGCGTTTACATTTGAACAATAAATCGGTCATTTTATAAAATAAAAATATGGAACAAAAAAATCATTTACAAGTTTTATCGACAACATGTTTTAATGCACATAACAATCATAAAGTATGTTGCAATAAAAAATCATGTCGACAATGGATAAATTTTCCTAAACAAATGAATTGTACTCTTGTTGCAGCACATAATGGACCATTGACACTTGAAATGATCGGTGAACTTCTTGGTGGATTATCTCGAATGAGAATTTGTCAAGTTGTTACAATGATAAAAAACAAAATAAGAACTATGATTTCTTAGCTTCTTCTTTTTCTCTCTTAAGACGTTGTTTACGTTCTTTAGGAGTTTCTTCTATACGAGCATCTTTAATAATTAATTGACCTACATCTTCTTGTAAAGGTTGAATTTTTACTAAGTCTTCAGCAACAAAATGATCAATGACGTCATGTTCAACATGATTTATTTCAACACTAGTTGTAATGGAATCATCATTTAATTGTTCTTGATTTTCTGGTGTAATCTGTGTATCACCAGCGTTATCTATAGAAACATCAATAACCTGATTTTCGTTGACACTAAATTCTTGTACTAAATTTTTAACTTCTAATTCATTTGAAATTGGAAAAACAGGTTGAGTTTCTTCAGTTAATATTTCAATTTCAGGCGTATTTACGCAAGACGCGGGTTGAACTTCTGTTAAGATTTCAACGATATTGCTTTTAAACCCACGATCTCCACCAATAAGTTTATGTGGTTTATCGAGTGGAAGTTGTTTTTCAACAAGAGACGCTAACGTATGTCGAGGACTTGGCATAATAAATTTCCTTGTTTTAAATATTTTCTGGCTTACGATTTTTACCAGGTGTCTGACCTTTCGGACGAGTCGCGAGCCGTTTTGCTTTCGTTTGTTTGTCTGTCTCTGATGTCAACTTAATTATTTCCATTAACATTTGTCGAATTTCTCGTATTGCATGTCGCCAACGTACGCCTGGAATCAATTGCTTCTTGTATCCATTTTTAAATGCATCGATTGAACACTGATCCATTAACTTTTGAACTTCATCCCAAATCTCAAGCACAGGTGATGTTAAAATTTCTTTTTTTGTTCGTGACATAATATGATATTAATCATTATTTTTACATGTGTAAACACTTAAGAAAGTCTTTCGGCATCATTTTCTTAGTCATATGATAAAATTTATTCCAATCACTGTCTAGAATGTACGAAATTGCATAATCATTTTCGTTTCGAACAGAACGACCAAGCGCCTGAATTATTAACATTAATGTCGCATATTGATACCAATTTGGATCAAGTTTCATACGCTTTTGTACAACTTTATCACCTAAAAAAGGGTAAGGAAGCTTTGCAATTATCTGAAATCGTGATTGATCATCTCGAAGATCTACACCTTCCATCATCGATGGCGAGACAATAATTGATGGTTTTTTACACTCTGCATGTAATTTTAAAATCAAATTTCTATTTGATGCATCATGTGTAACAAGTCGTGGATCACCAATATTCTCTATCAAATATTTAGCAATACGAAAATTAGTCGTATGTATTATACCTTTTTCTGTTTTATGTTGATCAATAATTTCTTTTACAGCTTGAGCCATAATTGGCAACGTAGTGTCAATACATGCTCGAGACATGCTTCCAACATTCATAATATGAACAGGACGATTTTTTAATGCAAAAGGTGAAGGAATATTTAGATAAGCAACTTCACGTCTGTCTATTCCAAGAGTTTTACAAAACGCATCAACGTTAAGAATAGTCGCCGACATTAGCAAAATATTTTTGCCAAACGAAAATAAATGGTCGAACGTAAACGGTGACACATCAACAGGTTTAAACTCAAGCTTACGTAATGCTCTTTCAAAAGGTGGAACAATATTTAGTACCCAATTTTCTGTCGTAAATAGTTTTATTAGACGATTCACTTTACACATATGTTTATCAAGCAAATCGTGTCGACGAGCAAAATCTTGAAACGACTTAATCTTTTTCGCTGCATCAGTCATATCTTCAAGCGTACGAGCAACTTCAGCTACTTTTAGTTTAAGTGATGTAAGATATTTTGTTTTTACCCAATTGAATGCATCATCAACATCTTTGAACTCATTTGGCATCTTAAGATCAAGTTGTTGGTTTGCAAATCGTTCACTAATAGAAATCTCAACATGTGAACTAAGGCTTGCACATATTGTATGAGCTTCGTCACATACAAGCAATTCTCGTGGTTGAATATGACCAGCATATTGGGATTCTGCAAAGAAGTATGCGAAATTTGTGACACTATTTAACGCTTGAAGAAATATTTGCTTATCTTTTCTGTACGCACAATCACCAATGCAGTGCTTATATAATGATTTAAAAATATCATTTGCTCGCATCAAACGATGCACTTCGCCACACGTGATTTGTGGAGGAGGATCTTCGGTGTGCATACAACACACATATGACGTAGAACTTTTAATAGATTTCATTGCTAAATGATCACTGCCACCGAAATCATTTATATATTGTTCTTGCAAAGTCTTTTGTGTTGTCAAAAACCACGAACCGGCATGATAATTTGCTGTTGATTTTGTGTAACTTTGTAAATACTTTGATACAGTTACAGCAATAGCACTTTTTCCAATACCAGTTGCGAGATCCGCCGCCACATAATGTTTATTTTTATTTATAAATGCGTCAAGAATAAAATTAATAGCCGTTATTTGCTCTTGACGAGGTTTCTCAAAAGGAAAATATTTTTCCCAATCTTTTTGCGTAATTTGCATGTGTAAATATTATATCATAACAAAACTCAATTTACACATACACAAACTTTAAATAATCTTATCAGCCAACCCTAATTCAATACATTTTTCAGCATTAAGATAAGTGTTCACTTTTTTACTCAACATATCGATAACTTGTTTTTTAGTAAGTTTTGTGTTTTGTGAAAGAAGTTCTATATACATTTCTTGTAACGCTTTTAATTCTTCACATTCATTTAACATTTCAAAAACATTTCCACGTGCTCCACCTGATAGAGAGTGGATCATTATCCGTGTAGATTTTCCAATTAAACGATGACCTTTTTCACCGAAAGAAAGAATTAATGAACCTGCTGACATCACTTTACCCATCGCAACAGTATACACTGGACACGGCAGAAATCTTATAATATCACACAATGAAAACATTTCGTAAACTTCGCCGCCGTAGGTTGATATGATCAAATGTATAGGCTCAATCGATATATTTGCAAGTTCAAGTAATTGTTGTTGGACAATATTAATACTTTCTTCAGTAACATCACCTGATAGGTACACAAGACGTGAAGGTTGTTGTCCTCCACCTCCCATCATAATTGTTTTAACAACATCGTTGCTAGATGAATCACACGACTTACATTGCATCTTAGAAGTGAATTGTCGTCCCATATTTTAATTTTATTACATATTTTTCATACGTTCATTTTTATTTTAAATGATCAATTTATTTTCTTCACTTTGAGTATCTTCGTCTGCTCTGTCTACCAAAAAAGTATTTGTATTTAATTCCCTAACACAGGTCGTAATTTCTTTCATATTCTCAATAGACTCAAGATTCATTGCAAGTTGATGTATGATCATTAATATCATTCGGTCATTGACACCAAATTGTAAGATTTCTTTGACAATATCACGAGAAATCGCATTCTCTTTTACGTCTTTTTCAGATTGAAATTCTCCTATTTTCATTGATATTATATTACTTCTTCTTTCGTGTATTGTTCTATTTTAAACAGATTTTTTCCATAAAAAGTAATATATTTACCTTGAAAAACGCCATCTATATTATCACATGATAACACTTCACAGTCTCCCCACAATTCGTTTTCAATGATAAAATTGATATGTTCCCACGCCGGCAAATCAAGTTCATACCTGTCTAACACAGATAATACTTTTTCTGGCAAATTTGTTTTTATATCGTCTATTGTCGTTAACGAATTTATTGAATCTTTACTTAAAATCTCAGATTTACAAATATCAGTTACTTTATGTACTATTCCACAATTATTACATTGCGAAAGTTTTACTTGCACTTTATCTGTTTCTTCATCAAGAACAGAAAAAACAATAAATTGATGAAACGGTGGATTCTGTTGTGATTTAAACTGTTGTAATACACAACGACAAGTAACTAAATGTTTTTGTCCCTTTAAACTCATTTAGCATCTTCTAAAAGTCTTGTTAAAGCTTTTTCAGAATTGCACCATGCATTGTCTAGTGACGAATCAATCAATTGATAAATCATATTCAAATCATTTGGTGATATATTCAACTTAGAAAGCATTAATGATTGTTTTAAATCGTCTTTTGCCATTTGAGAAACTTCTCGAAACGTTTTTAAAACTTTTCTTGAATCGATACCAGATTTTTTTGTAGATTTCATATTTTTATTATATATTCGTTGTAAAATTTTGTATATCAATTGGCACATAACACACAACCTATTTCATTTAAACGTTCATAAATCACAGGAACAAAATTTACTATTTCTTGTGCAGTCGCAGTTAACATTTTTTGATCATTAAATTCAATAACTCCGCTTGAAATAAAATTTCGATACGATCTTAAAAATTTATCAATTTTTTGTCGATTTGAAAGATAAAAAATATCATCACATAATTTAATCGTAACTAAATTTGATGATAAAGTTTTAATTCTTTTATCATAAAATGACACAATTTCATCATGTACTTTTGAACGTTTGTTCAATAATTCTTGAACATGTGTTTTTACTTGTTTATCACATTTTTTATTAATCAAAATTATTTTATTATTCGTAATTTCAAGTCGATCAACACTAGTTAAATCTTCGTAACGAATTGAACTAATTAATTGACCTTTCAATGAAGAAACTACGTCAGATAAAGAAATAACGGCAAGATCATTTAATGTGTTCATTCCTTCAAGATCGTATGGAACTTGTACCGGAACGACTCGTAATGTTCCCCTATTCCAATTTACAGACAACGTATTTAAAACATCATCAGACATTCCACGATGAAAAACAATTAAACATTCTTTTGACTCAGATGATTTTTCTAATAAAACATGTATTTCAGAAACATTTTCAACAAATCCGTCTATCATTATAAGTCGAGGATTAGCATAATTTCCAAAATATTTTGTGTCTTTCATTGGTAAATCAAATACAAATCCATTTATTTTTTCAATAATTGTTTTAAATTTATCGTTTCCTTTTTCAACAAGAATTTTACCGTTGAATCCCGACAAAGATATCGTATCAAATAAAATTGTTTTTAGTTTTAAATCAAACTTAAAATACTCCAATAACCATTCTAAATCTTTCAAATTTGTTTTCTTATTTTGATGTAAGTCAATTGTTTCTTGCATTAAATTAAGTGATTTTTGATCAAAAATATAATTTTGTAAAAATTTAAAAACTTCAATAAAAGCTCCAGCAGATTTTATTTCAGCTTCAATCGCTAAATTGATAACATATTTATATAATACATTTTTTATATTTGATTTTTCTTTATAAGAAACTAACAAATTTTCTATTTGAGAAAAACTTTTTGTTTGTAAAATATTTTCTTCAGAAACTAAAATTTTAATTTGTTTAAATAGATCTATAAGATCTTTTTGTATTTCATATTGAAATGCGTACTCAGAACATAACATATATTTTATTATAAACATCTAGAAATAATATGTTCATACATAATTTTATGTACATCTAATTTTAATGTGATTTGATCTAGATCAAGATCTCTAGATCAAGATCTCTAGATCAAGATCTCTAGATCAAGATCTCTAGATCAAGATCTCTAGATCAAGATCTCTAGATCAA